AAAACCTCTTTGCAAAAGAACCCACCATGTACACTGACGACAATTACACTGTGACTCACAACGAAAAAGCTGAGATGCTCAACGGTCGCCTGGCTATGCTAGGTGTGATGGCTGCGCTTGGAGCGTACGCACTAACTGGTCAAATTATCCCTGGAGTTTGGTAATGGCTTGCGGTAAAAAGAAAGGAGGCGGCAAGAAAAAGTAATGCCTAAAGGTCTCTACGCTAACATCCACGCAAAACGAATGCGTATTAAAAAAGGTTCGGGAGAAAAGATGCGGAAGCCTGGGAGCAAAGGTGCTCCTACCGCAGCTAACTTCAAACGCGCCGCTAAAACCGCTAAGAAAAAATGATTACTTGCCCTGATTGCACGCCAGCCCAGCAGTATGTTCTGGAGCAACTGCAGACTCGTGCTGAAGTTACCGACAAGACTGCCCTGGCTGTGATCCTGGGCAACATCGAACAAGAGTCTAACTTCCGACCCAAGGTATGTGAGGGTGGGGCCATTGTGCCTTACGATCAGTGCCTGAGAGGGGGCTACGGGCTCATACAATGGACCAGTCAAGCCCGTTATGATGGATTGGGTGCGTTCTGTAAACAGTGGCGTTGTGACCCATCCTCGTTGGAGGGTCAAACACGCTACATGATTAATGAAATGGAGTTCAGAGATGATCTCTATTCGTTTCAACTAAAACATCAAACCGTTGAGTACTATATGAACTCTGCCTACTATTGGTTAGGCTGGGGTATTTATGGTAATCGCGGTCAGTACACTTATTCTTTTTTAAACAAGCTACAATGAAATCTATTATCGCTTCCGGTCTCCTCCTCGGCATGGCACATGGTGCTGCTATTGCTGGTCCCTACGTGAACGTTGAAAACAACGCCGGTTTTACTGGCTCTGACTTTACTGGTCATGCAACTGACTTCCATGTTGGTTATGAAGAGAATGGTCCTTGGGCATCTTGGGGTATCCAAGCTGGTCCTACTGTGTTCTCTCCTGACAACGGTGAAGCTGAGACCAAACTGACTGGTAAAGTCTTTGGTTCTGTTGCAGCTACTGACAAGCTGTCCGTTTATGGTGAGCTGTCTGCAGCTTTTAACGACACCAATTCTTATGGCACCAAAGCTGGTGTAAAGTACAGCTTCTGATTTAATTAATGTGGTGGGTGGGTCGGTACTTTTTAACAAAAAATTTTATGGCAACTTCTGTACTTACCCGTCAGGAGTCAGCCTGGGAAGAGTTTTGTTCCTGGGTGACTTCTACTAACAACCGTCTTTATGTGGGGTGGTTCGGTACGCTGATGATTCCTTGTCTGCTTGCTGCAACTACCTGTTTTATTCTGGCATTCATTGCCGCTCCTCCTGTTGACATCGATGGCATTCGTGAACCAGTCGCAGGCTCACTGCTCTACGGAAACAACATCATCTCTGGTGCCGTGGTGCCTAGCAGTAACGCAATTGGACTACATTTGTACCCGATCTGGGAAGCCAATACCCTTGAAGAATGGCTCTACAACGGCGGACCCTATCAGCTCGTCGTGTTCCACTTCCTTATCGGTATCTTCTCTTACTTGGGACGAGAATGGGAACTTTCGTACCGACTTGGGATGAGGCCCTGGATCTTTGTTGCGTATTCTGCTCCTGTTGCTGCAGCGACTGCAGTCTTTTTGGTCTACCCATTCGGCCAAGGTTCTTTTTCTGATGGGATGCCTCTTGGCATTTCCGGTACATTCAACTTCATGCTTGTCTTCCAAGCTGAACATAATATCCTTATGCATCCTTTCCATATGCTTGGTGTTGCCGGTGTATTTGGTGGGGCTTTGTTCTCAGCGATGCATGGTAGTCTTGTCACCAGTTCTCTCGTACGTGAGACAACTGAGAATGAGTCTCAAAACTATGGCTACAAGTTCGGCCAAGAGGAAGAGACTTATAACATTGTTGCAGCGCATGGTTACTTTGGAAGGCTTATCTTCCAATATGCGTCGTTTAATAATAGTCGTTCTCTTCATTTCTTCCTTGCTGCTTGGCCCGTCCTGGGGATTTGGTTCACTTCTCTTGGTGTTAGCACTATGGCATTTAACTTGAATGGATTCAATTTTAATCAATCTATTGTTGATCGTCAAGGTCATACCATTAACACTTGGGCTGATATTCTTAACCGTGCTAACCTTGGTTTTGAAGTGATGCACGAGCGCAACGCTCACAACTTCCCGCTTGATCTGGCATCTGCAGAGACTACTCCTGTGGCTCTGACTGCACCAGCAATCGGCTGATACATTTCGTACGTTCAACCTTCGGGTCGCATGTCGCCTAGTCATGGAACGGGGGCTAGGTTTATCTTGTACGAACTATGTCTATTAATCTTATTCGTTTCCTTGAAGCCCAACGTCGTCGTGCTGAGCGTTATCATGTTGATGCGCTCCGCTATCGCGGTGTTGAATACAAGAAGTGATCTGGTGACTTGGGAGGGGTTCGATTCCCCTCCTCACTTATTGGTTAGAGCCGGTACGCCGATACCTCTAGCCGTCTAGACGGTGGGATAGACCACAATAAAAACTTAATACTCTGGATCCAGAGGAACTTGCTTAAACCTCTTTATAAAAAACAATGGCTTTTCAATCTTCGGTGAACCCCTCTCAGCTTACTCAGCTGGGTCAGGCTAACCTTGCGGGTGATACCCGCGCTCTTTATCTCAAACTGTTCAGTGGTGAGATGTTCAAGGGCTTCCAGCACAACACCATCGCTCGCGATCTGGTGATGAAGCGTACCCTTAAGAACGGAAAATCTCTCCAGTTCATCTACACTGGTCGTACCAAGAGTGAGTTCCATACTCCTGGTAACAGCATCCTGGGTGATAGCAATGGTGCACCCCCGGTGGCTGAGAAGACCATCACGGTTGACGACCTGCTGATCTCCAGCGCATTCGTCTACGACCTTGATGAGACTCTTTCTCACTACGACCTGCGTAGCGAAATCTCTCGTAAGATCGGTTACGCTCTTGCTGAGAAGTATGACCGTTACATCTTCCGTGCCATCACTCGTGGTGCACGTGCTGCCTCTCCTGTGTCTGCTACCGGCTACGTTGAGCCCGGTGGTACTCAGATCCAGGTTGGTACTGGTACAGGTGCTGAATCTGACGCTTATGATTCCGCTAAGCTGGTTGCTGCTTTCTATGATGCAGCTGCTGCTCTGGATGAAAAGGGTGTGTCCTCCGATGGTCGCGTTGCCGTCCTGAACCCCCGTCAGTACTATGAACTGATCCAAGCTGTTGGTTCCAATGGTTTGGTGAACCGTGATGTCCAAGGTACCGCACTGCAAGGCGGCGAGGGCATCGTGGAAATCGCCGGTATCAAGATCTACAAGTCGATGAACATTCCGTTCTTCGGTAAGTATGGTGTGAGCTACGGCGGTGCTGTTGCTGATCCTGGCAACACCGGTTCCTTCATTGGCAACACCCTTGAGGATGCTGACGGTAATGTGACCGGCGTCAACAATGACTACGGTACTGCTGCTGAAGTTGGCGCTACCTCCTGTGGTCTGATCTTCCAGCGTGAAGCTGCTGGTTGTGTGGAAGCCATCGCTCCTCAGGTGCAAGTCACCAGTGGCGATGTCTCCGTGATCTATCAGGGTGATGTGATCCTGGGTCGTCTCGCCATGGGCGCTGATTACCTGAATCCTGCTGCTGCCGTTGAGCTTTATGCTACCAACGTCAAGCCTTCTGCATTCTGATTTATCTTTTCTTGGGAGCCTCTTCGGGGGCTCCTTTTTTTTAATTCTTTATTGAGAATAAAACTCATTTGCAACTATGCCTTACCCTACTACTGGCTCCAACACTGAGCTACAAGCTGTTAATCAGATCCTGGCGTCAGTTGGTCAGGCTCCTGTAACCACGTTGACAACTGAAGAAACTCTTGTACTTAGTGAAACCTCTAGGTTCACAGGTTATATTACTGGCACTACACTGTATACTTCTAAAAGTGATTTGACCAAAGGGTCTTATATTAGTGGTACTGGTGTACAAAGCAATACATCTATTGCCACAGATAGTACTGTGTTTACTCCAAACGCTAGTGCTTCTGGTACTACACTTACTTCTACATCTGCCTTCATTCCTAAAGGTGTGTCTATTAGTAGTTCAACTATTACTATACCAGTTACTGTAGATAGTGGTCCTACCGATGTAGGAGGTGGTAACTTTGAATACACCATTAGTACAGCTACTACTGCCACGGCTGCTGACCTTACACTCAGCCCTATTTACTATAACCATACACTAAACATTAATCACGGTACTAATGTCGGTAATACTGTTACCCAAGCAAGTCTAACCCAATCTAATGTTACAAGCAGAGTTGAAACTCAAACCAACCCGGACGTTGCGATTGCACTCAACACCCTGAGGGAAGTCTCACGTGAAGTACAAAGTGAAGGATGGTCTTACAATAAAGAATACGATTACCCGATTACACCTGATTCTAGCGACGAAGTACGGATTGCTAACAACGTGCTTCAAATGGATCTAAATAGAAATTACACACAAAACATCGGTAGAGCTTCTGTAAACCGTGGGGGTAAACTCTACGACAAAAAAGCTCACTCTTATAAGTGGACTGACGAAACACTCTATGTTGATATTACTTGGAACTTTGAATGGGAAAATATTCCACAACCTATCCAAGCATATATTGTAGCACGTGCTGCAGGTATTGTGTCTAGCCGTATTATTGGCGACCCTAATCAATATCAAATGCTCCAACAAAAAGAAGCTTATGCTCGTGCTATGGCAATGGAGTATGAGTGTAACCAAGAAGATGTTTCATTCTTTGGAGCACCTAAAGGTGGTGACTACTATCAACCTTATCAACCGTTCCATACCTTGACACGCTAATGCCAGCAGTAACTCAGCTAACTCCTAATTTTCTTGGCGGTGTATCCCGTCAGAATGATGATAAAAAATTACAGAATCAGGTAACTGAGTGTCTTAACGGTTATCCTGATGCAACCTTTGGTCTACTTAAAAGACCTGGTATGAAATACACTAACGTGTTGCGTAAAGCTAATGGTGATGCTTATACCCAAAGTGAACTAGCAGGTGCAGCTTGGTTTTATATTGACCGTGCTGCTGCTGGGTCTTATATTGGTTGTATTAAAGGATCTGACATCTTTGTTTGGACTGCAGAAGATGGTACGTTCTGTACTATTACCGATAACGCTGGTACGTATTTAACTGATTTTGACGCTCCTGCAACAGAACCTTCTTTTCATTTTAGAAGTATTCAAGACACTACAATTATTACCAACAAAACTGTTAACACTGCTATGCAGGCAGCAGGCACGTTTTCAGCTGGTTCTGTAGCTACTATCAAATTAAATACTCTTACGCCAGATGATGAATTTACAGTTACCATTAACAACATAGACATCCTTAACGGTAATGGTACCGGCCCTATAACATCTACAAATAACACAACATACGATGATATGTTGTTTCATGTATTAGATAATACTGGGGCCACTGTTCCAAGTGAGAATGATCTAGATCACCATTTAATTGATGCTATTGTAAACTACCTTCGTACTGACAGTAATTTTAGTAATACAGGTACGTGGTATTTAGAAAGTTACGCTAATAGTATTGTTATTAAGCACACTGATGCTGTACCTGCGTCACAAGCTGAGTCTGTTGTTCTTGACTACAGTGCACCAACTGGTAATCCTGTAGCATTTGATATTGATGCCAGAGGTGGTGTTAATAACATTTCGCTAGAGGTGTTTGAAGATGATGTAAATAATGTTAGCAAATTACCTTTAGAATCTTTTGGTGGTCATATTGTAAAAATTCTAAACAGTAATAATGCAGAAGATGACTATTACGTTAAATTTGTTGCGTATGATTCCACTATAAATAGGGGGCGTGGTTATTGGGAAGAGACTCATGCTCCTGACGTTTCTCCAGGACTTGATCCTAATTATATGCCTCACAGGTTAAGTAACACAGGTCCAAATACATTTACATTTGAACCTATTGATTGGAAGGGACGGTTGACTGGTGATGATACTACTAACCCACCTCCCTCTTTTATCACAGTTAACGATACATCACCTGTAACTTATACTGGTAAAAAACTTAACTCTACGTTTTTTTACAGCAACCGCTTTGGTATGTTGTCTGAAGATAACATAATTCTTGGTGTAGCAAACGATAGTTATAATCTCTTTACTAGATCTGCATTG